GTCATTCCTCGTAAATAGTGAAAAAGAACTCTTAAATCCTGCTATATTTAAAAAAATTGATATTAACTACGAAGTAGTTGTAAGTTTGGTATATGAGTAAACTACCAGTACAGCCAAATAAGTTAAATGCTATAGAGTTAATGGCTTTGTGCCATGATATGACTGATGAGCAGATAGCAGTAGAGTGTGGAGTTAGTAGGATGACCTTACATAATTGGAAGAAAGACCCTAACTTTATGGATGCTGTATATGAACGTTATATGGTTGAGTTTGGTGGTGAGTTACCTAGTGTGTTGAGTGCTATGGTAAGGGAGGCTAAGGCAGGTAATGTACAAGCAGGTAGATTGGTATTGGAGCATAGTGGCAAGTTGGTTAAGAATATAAATGTTACTGTTGCTAGTCCTTTTGAGAAGTGGCTTAAACAAGTAGATGTAGATGCTGAGGATGCAGAGATAGTTGAGGAATTCTCACATGTAGAGATTACTGATAATTTACCTGAGAGGAATACAGAAAGCCAACACAAGAGGGAAAAGACAGAGAAAGAAAAAATTAAGAAGGTTATTAAGAGTGAAAAAGATAAACAAGCCTATAACAATAAAAGGCGAGAGTGGTATAAATGGAAGAAAAGGGCAGAAGCAGTAGGTGTAGAACCATTATCTGCTAGACGACCTACCAAAGGGCAACGTACTGCATGGGAACAAGAAATAATCAAAAGGGAGAGTGAATGAAAAACAAAAGAATAGGAGCATTAAAATTAATAACAGAAGAAGATGCAATGAACACTAAGCTACCTGAACCACAATGTGATTCTTCTGAAGTTGGGTATAGGAGGGGTTTTAGGCAGGGATATAGTTTTGCTTTAGATGATGTAAGATATACAAAAACAACATGGGCAGGGATATATAAGTTTTTTAACAAAAAAATTATGCCTTGGAGTTATTTTATAGACAAAAAGAAGTCATATTTCCCACCTAGATTGGTGCAGAGCAAAGGTGATAAATCCTAACAGATTGGGTGGGGGGTGAATAGTTGTACATATTGTACATTTGATTTTGGGTTATAGAGGAGAATGTACATTATATACAATATATTTCCCTTATTAGGAGATTGATTAAAAAATGGGGTATTAAATGAATTGTTGGCATTGTAACACAAAATTAATATGGGGTGGGGATTTTAGTTTTGATGACTATGGCTTAGGAGGTGAAGGTATAGTTAGCAATCTATCTTGCCCTAACTGTAATGCTCATGTAGAAGTATATTTACCAAATGGAGAATAATGAATAAAATAAAACTATCAAATAAGAAACTAACTGAAGCTGTTGCACACCTACAAACAAGCAATAAGGCATTACTTAACCTTATAAGTACATATATTGAATATAAAGGGGATAAGGATGGCTTTACAAAGCATGTAGAAAGCCTAAAGACTAACGAACAATAACTCTATCATCTATTTCTATACCTTCAGGTATTAATTGGCAATAACAGAACTCTTTACATATGCTAAAACCAGTAGCAGGTAATCCTAACGATTCCCATTCATCCCATGATGCTATTTGACCAACCCTTGATTCACAATCTACACATATTTTAGGTGAGCCTACACTTACCCACCTCATTTTCATGCGATTGCCATAAATCTCATCCTGTCCTGCCCTAGCACCTTGCATAACTCCTGATACAACTCCTCGTTTAAGAGAATTAGAAAATTCTCCAAATATTCGTCCTCTATTGGCAAGGTCATCTCCGAGGATTCGTACAATCTCTCTGTTTCCGATGTTTGCACTTCTAAGTCTTGCAATCTCTGATTCAATTCTCGTAACAAAAACGTCAATTCCGACAGTTGTTCCAAGAGCTGCCCATAAGAGGATGAATTGGTCGTCTTGTTTGAGTTCTTCGATTGCTTCTTCGACATTATTGTACTCCTGTTCTGCCATTACTTTCTCATAGCCCTATTTAGTTGTTTATATAATACCTTTTTATGTTGTTTTTCCCTTTTATTATATTCACCCCTAGTATTGCCCTTAGATGTAAAAAATGGATTTCTAGCAGGAACAGTTGTGCCTACTGCATTAGGAATAAACTTATCTACCCACTTATTGCTAACTATCTGATAATCATTTAGATGGTGTTTCCCATAATCTGCCATTTCCACACCTTCCTCATTTGCCCTAATGGTGGATAATAGACTACCTGTGTGGATTAAAGGTTTAGTGCTTGAAGTTTTCCCTCTTTTATTTGATAAGCCATGCTTCCTTATATGTAAAGTACCTTTGGAGAGTTTTTTTAATTTTCCTGATTTTATTATTTCTCTTGCAGATGTTGCTAAGGATTCTTTACTTTTATCTATATAGTTTTCAATAATACCATCAACCTTCCTAGAAAGTTTAGCAAAACTAAAATTAGATTTAATCTCTAATTTCATTAGAAAACTCCTTCCCTAGTTCTTTTGCTTTTAAATACCTATCTAAATTGGATAGTAAGGTAGCCTCAGCCATCTTTTCTGCCCACTCTTTAGGGTTATCTATTATATCCTCTATATCCCCATCTAACTCTATATCAAACTTCTGTAGGTCTTTCAGCTTCTTGACGAACTCTATCAAAGATTGAGAGTTTTTCGTTCTTTTGTTTATTTCCTTCGACAATGGCTTCTGCCTCCTCTATGGATAAATCCTTGTTGTATTCTACTAATAATTGTGCTTGGGTTGCAAGATTATTTTCTAATCTATGTGTATCAAGCAATACTTGGTCTTGTACTGTTTTTGGATATTCAGGCTCATTAAAATCAATACTTAATTCTTCAGGTAATTTAATATTGTTGTAAGATGCAATAGCCTTCTCTACTTGGTAGAAGTCATCTTCGTACATCTTCCATAGCTCTAAATCATCCTGATAATCTTCAAATCTCTCTAAATCTTTGATTTTAAGTGCAATCCCACTAGGTGTTTCGCCACCATCCTGTGCAAATTGTACATATAGGTGATTATTTTGAGCAACTAAATCAATTTGGAACTTAACTGCCTCAATTACTGCTTCAACATCTCCTTGTGGGGAAGCAATCCCAAAGCTAGCACCTTCAGGTAAGTCAAGTATAGTATCTGAACCTGCTCTCTCTAACTTCTTATCACCATTTAAGCCAGTAATGAATGGCTGCCCAAACATTTGGAATCTCATCCCTAATTGCAATTCTGTCATTGTAATATTTACATGCTCATTACAACTCATAATATCATTTGAGCCCTCTACAAAGAAAGAATCAATTATTTCCTCTTTATGTGTAAATACAAATGGCAACATTCCATATCCATGCTTATATTCACTCATTATATTACCATCTTCGTCATAATGAACATATCTTTCAGCATCCCAATAAGCATACTGTAACTTCTCAGTAAAAGATGGGTCATCTACACCAAATAAAATAGGATAAGTGATAGCAGTAGGTGAGAATGGGTTACTTTCGCTGAAGTGTGCATTAAAGTAGTATATAGGTCTATAATCAAAACAGTATAAATCCTCTCTATAAATGACCTGTGTTGCTATAGTGCCAACTAATCTTGTCATTCTCTCTACATGCTTCATCCTAGCATCTTTCTTCTTAGTCAAAACACTATATTGTTCATTTACATTACGAGAAGCACCTACTGTGTATATTCGGCTCATCTTATTTACAAATCTACGAGTAAAATTAGCACTATAAACTGGTATTTCCCTGAAAGCATCAGCAGAAAAGTAATCATCTATATACCTATCTGTTTCTGTACCTGTATAGTAGTCAAGCAGCTTTCTAACTTCCATTCTTCTTTCTTTTTCTCTTAAAAGTTTAGCCTCTGCTACTGAATCTTGTATAATTTGTTCTACTGTCATCGTTGTATCATCCTTATTTCTCTATTTTTAATTGGAAAGCGATTTATGAAAAAATACCTAATCATATCTGCTGAGTGGTCATGCCTTCCATCTTTAATTGGTTCAGGCTTTAAATCTTTACCCTCTTTTGCTTCAGGGTATCTGTAGTTCTCTAAATCTGCTGCTGTTTCTGTGCAAGAGTTGTCTAAGTGAAAAAATCTTTCACCTTGAGCATTTTCCATAAAACCTCTAACATGGCTAATACCTGAAGCGATACTACGAGATGCTTTATCTCTCACACTTTTAACTATTATGCCATTTCTTCTAAAAATCTCTATATCTCCTAAACCTGATTGCCCTTGAGCTTGCATACCTGCAGGGTCACCATAATACTCTCTAACCCAGTAAGGTCTTGCTTTTATCATTTGTACAAGCTCATCTGTTTTTATGTTTTGTTCATGTACAATTTCATCAATCATGTTTACATGCCATTGACCTTCAACCCTATAAACTTGAAACCATCCAACAGCAGGCATCCTGTAACCGAAATCAATGGAGCAGAAGGTAGGATAGTTTGGATTATACGGATAATCCCCACAATCTTTATTTCTATCAAAGGGATAAACTCTGCCTTCAAACGATGTAAATTTAGAGCCATACTCTTGGTCATACAGCTCTTTAGACATATTTCTTTTTCTTTCTTCAAGAAACTCATCATTTTCTCCATTAGGAAAAGAAAATTCATTTATCCAAGAAGGTGCTTGATGTGATTCCCATAAGTTATCGCTTTTTCCAAGCAGGTAAAGGTCATAAACCCAATTATATCCTTCAGGTGTGGTAATAAAAATACACTTACCTTTTTTATCTGATAGAGTTGGAGATAAATACATATCCCATATTCGCCTTTTTACCTTGGCACACTCATCTATAATTAGTAAGTCTAACCCTTCTCCAACCAATGAATCAGGGTTGTCTGCTGATTTAGCCTCTACTGTAGTTCCCCACTTAAATTTAATAAACCTATCTTTTTCAGAGGCTCTTTCAATGTCATTGGCATGCCCAATCACCATTCTTTTCCACACTTCTCTGAACATCAAATCTGCTTTATCATAAGATAGCCCAACCATCCATATTCTTTTATTAGGTTGAGATGCTACATAAGTAGCTTCCATAGCAGATGCAGTAGTTTTACCAAATCTACGACCACACACCATAACAAAAAACCTTGCTGTTTCCTTCTCAGGATAATGCAATTTTAATTGACCTTTATGAGGATGATACCCCATAAAATCAAACCATTCTGCTTTGTAGTTATCTTCTTTCAATATGAAAAACTTGCATTAAACAAGTATATAAATTTAAGTTACGAATATCGAATAATGCAAGATATAGCATATTTCGCTAATTACACAACAACATATAGGAGGACAGCATGTCCGAAGAAAATAAGGTAACTACCGAAACAGTTAGTGAGGAAACTACCACAGGAACTACTCAAGATAGCTCTAATGATGGGTTAATTGCAGAAAGCAAAAAGTACAGAAAAAGAGCTCAGGAAGCTGAAGCAAGATTATCTGCTTTAGAAAAACAAATGGATTCAGCAAAACAGACAGAGTTAAAGAAGAAAGAACAATGGAAAACTCTTTATGAAGAATCAGCGACAGAGATTGAATCTTTAACTGCTATTGCTGATAAATGGAACTCGTATGAAAATGAAAGAAAATCTGCTTTACTAGAAAAGCATCCTGAAGATGAAAGAGAGAAATTATCTACTTTAGATTTAAATACTCTTGAATATTTAACAGACAAAATTAATAATGTAAAGCCAAATGCTCCTGAAGTTATAGGAAGAACCAATCCTGAATCAGTTAGTTTAGATGGAATTTGGGATATGGATTCTAAAGCAAGACAGAATAACTGGAAGGACATAGTGGCTCAATATAAAAAAAAATAAGGAGTAAACTATAATGTTTAACTATTTAAACTATAACCCATTACAGCCAATGGGCTCGTTAAGAGAAATGGCTATTTTAGGTGCAGGTAATGCAACAGTTGGTTCAGATATAGGTGATTTGGATGGAGCTGACGATTTAGGAGTTATGATTCCTGCTTTATGGTCATCTGCAATAATGAGATACTTTGAAAAAGCTCTAACAATGCGACCTTTCTTTGATGATTATTCATCTTTAGTTAAAAGCAAAGGTGATTCAATTAATTTACCTGAAATCCAAGAAACAACAGTAGCTGAAAAAAGTGCTAATACTAATGTGACTTATACAACTAATGTAGAAACATCACTCTCATTACAAATCGATAAGCATAAATATTGTGCTAAATTGTTTGAGGATATTGCATTAATTCAAGCAAATGAGCCTTTAATGAGTAAATATGCTCAATCAATGGGCTATTCATTAGCAAAGCAAGTTGATACAGATATTGAAACTGCTTTACAGGCTATGAATACTGGTATTCAATTAGCAGCTAATAATTCTTTAAGTAATGCAAAAGCTGAAGAAGCCTATGCAACAATACTTGAGCTTGATTTAGACCCTTCTGAATGTGCTTGGTTTGTTAATCCAACATTGTATGCTGACATAGTTTCAAATGCAGGATGGGTAGCAACAGCAACTGTACAAGGTTTTGAAGGTGGTGCATTATCAGGTCAAATTGGTACACTATATGGTATGCCAGTAATTAATACACCTTTGATTAGTAGTGCATCAGGAACAGGTACAGAGGCAGGTTATATTGCTCATAAGTCTGCTATGGCTGTAGCTGTACAACAAGATATTAGGGTGCAATCAGATTACTCTATTGATAACTTAGGAACACGAGTTGTTGCTGATGTTATTTATGGTGTTAAATTAACTGACCATGCTAATTTCAAAAAAGGTGTTAGGTTTACACAAGCATCATAGGTTGATAATAATTATATGGGTGGTGTAATGCCACCCATATAAATAAACAAAAAGGAGTAAATTTATGCCTTACATGATATTTGAAAAAGATGGACAAGGAACAGCCGATATTCATGATAAAGAAGAAGCACAAGAGTATGTAAATAAAGGTTATTCAGTAAGAATTGATAAAGCAGGTTGGGGTTTAAAGCCTGAAAAAAAAGAAACAAAGAAAAAAACTAAAAAAAGCTAAAAAGTAATAAAACTTTAAGGCTCGTTCACAGTTACCCATAAACTTTAGAGAGGAAGAAAATTATGGCAAACACACACAAGCATAGTGTACAAGAAGCACTAAATATTACAGGTGGTTCAGGGGGTCAATGGACAGTATCCACTTCAGGCACAGCAGGCTCAGTAGCCTCAGATGCAAACACAATTCATTTTACAATATCAGATTCAACAGCACAACTAGGTATTTATGCAGATGTAGATATTAGGTTTAAATTCACTACAGGTGCAACAGATGATATCGATGTAAGTGAAGATGATGACATGATATTACCTGCACAATCATTAACATTTTTAGTAGTACCTAGGGGATTAAGCGATACAGTTTATTTTCATTATATTTCTAACTCAACAACTACTGGCTCAGTAAGAATAGTGCAGGTGTAATTATGATAGGTGGAATAGTAAGTTCAATAAGTAGTAGAGTAAAAGTTAATACAGTAACAGAAACTGTAGTTATTGGTGATGGAGCAGGAGCTAATTTAAATCAAAATGATGGCAGTAATATAGCGATTGGAACTGATGCTTTATCAAATACAACAGATGTAGATAGTGGTGCAGATGCGAATATAGCAATAGGTGACAAAGCAGGGGAAGATATAACTGGTGGTGACAATAATGTATTAATTGGGCATCATGCAGGAAAAGACCAAACAACAGCAGATGATAATGTTTATATTGGTCGTTCAGCAGGTGCAGCATGTAATGGTTCTAATAATATAGCTGTTGGTTCTTATGCTTTTGATGCAGCAGATGGTGGTGAAGCATATAATATATTTATTGGGAAATCAGCAGGTGGTGATATAAATACTGATGATGCTGACTATAATATAGCTATTGGTTTTGAGGCATTAAAAGGTGGTACTTCTGTAGATGGTAATAATATAGCTATTGGTGCTAATGTTATGAATAATGCTTCTTTTGCAGGTGATGATTGTATTGCTATAGGACATGATGCTATGCAAGGTGCTGTAGCAGGTGGAGCAGGCTCAGATGGTACTGTAGCGATTGGTTTTGAAGCATTAAAGTCAGAAACATCAGGAACATATAATGTTGCGATAGGGCACAAAGCACAACAAGCTAGTGTTGGTGGTGATAAAAACACATCATTAGGTTACGAAAGTTTATACACAAATATAGATGGTATAGCTAATACAGCAGTAGGTTATCATGCCTTATACACTTTTGAGGCTTCTGCTGACGATGCAGGTGGCAACACAGCAGTAGGTAGTTCTGCTTTAAAAGCATTAACTACTGGTACAGGCAATACAGCATTAGGTGAAGGTGCAGGTGATTCAATCGTTGATGCTAGTAGTAATACAGCAATAGGTAATGGTGCTTTAACTGCAGATGCAGATACAGGAAATACAGCGATAGGTAGGCATGCAGGTAGAGCAATAACAGGTGAATACAATACTTGTGGAGGTATGAATGCTATGTACACAGCAACAGGTGTAGATAACTGTGTAGCAGTAGGATATGGAGCTTTATATACAGCAAACCATGCAGCAACAGATAGAAGTGTTGCTATTGGCAGGGGTGCAGCTTATGACTTGAACCCTAATTCAGGTAGTGATGCAGCATGTGCTGTAACTGCTGTTGGTTATCATGCTATGAGGTATTTTGGTGTTTCAAGTGCAGGTAATATAGGAAATACTGCTATAGGATACTTATCTATGGGTGGTGGTCATACTACTGGAACAAACAATACTGCATTATATAATACATCACTTGGCTATAAAGCATTTGCTTCAGAAACAGCTACTGATGTTGCAGTAACTTGTACAGGAAGTGTAATGCTTGGTTACAATGCAGGTAAACTTTTACAAACAGGTAATTACGATATTGGTATTGGGTTTGGAACATTAGATGCTCTTACTACTGGAAATCATAATATAGCTATAGGTGCTGATGCAGCAGGTTTAATGAGTAATAACTCAGGTAATGTTGTTGTAGGGCATCAAGCATTAGATGCTGCAGATGGTGGTGAAGATTATAATATTGCTATTGGCTATCAAGCTATGACAGGTGTAAATAATGCTTCTTCTGATGATAATATTGCTATAGGTAATAATGCTTTAGTAGGTGGTACTGGTGTAGTTGCAGGAAATACTGTTGTTGGTTCTTATGCTTTAGATGCTACAGGTGCTGCATGTACTTATGCTGTAGCTATTGGTTATCAAGCCATAGGTGCAGGAGCACTAACAGCAGATAATGTTACATTTGTTGGTAAGGGTGCAGGTAATGCAAACACATCAGGTCAAAATGTAGGATTCGGATACCAAGCAGCTCAGGCTACCACAACTGGAACTTTGAATACTGCCCTTGGTTACAATAGTTTAGCTACTAATATTGATGGAGATAAAAATACTGCTGTGGGTCACTCTGCTCTTGTTATGTATGAAGCAGAATCAGATGGAGAAGGAGCTAATACAGTAGTAGGGTATCAAGCAGGGTATTATAATGGCACAGGTCAATTTAATACTTTCATGGGTGCAAATGCAGCACAAGGAATTAGTGATTCAGGTAGTGGTGCAGGTACAGGACATTTAACAGGTGACCATAATACTTTCATTGGATATGCTACAGCTTTTGATATAAAAGAATCTGCTAACTCTAATACTGCTGTAGGTTCTCAAGCCTTGGAAAACCTTACTACTGGCGATTTCAATACTGTTATGGGTAAAAGTGCAGGTGATACTGTTACTACTGGTGGTTATAATGTATTTCTTGGATATGCTAGTGATTCTCAACAATCAGCTGCTTCAAGCCAAACTGCTATAGGATATGCAGCACAAACACAAAATGCTAGAGAAACAAGGCTTGGTGCAAGTGGTGGATTTCAATTTTATTCATCAAGTCAAGGTTGTAGCCTTTCAGATGATACAGATGTAAATAATGTTCATAGTGACCCATTATTTAAGATACCTGCAGGTGCTATAATTCATAAAGTAACTGCAACTGTTACACAATTAAGTAATTTAGGTACATATAATTTAGCAGTTTATATAGCAAGTGATAGTGGTACAGTAAGTG